TGACCTTGGAGATGGGTGCCGGCTGTCGGGCCCGTTGTGGGGGGCCGGGGTGCCGCCTTAACCGTTGCGGTGGCGGTTCCCCCGGAAGTCTTGGCCGGTTGCACGGTCACGGTCTTGGTGCCATAGGCTCTGTACTGTTTCAGGTTGATCTTCACCTTCATATCAAAGCCTTCACCGGCATCATCGGTGATTTCATAGGTTTCAAGGCCAACGGTCAAATTGGTGTAATGGAACATCCCGCCACCGGGCTTCTGCCGGTTCAGAATGAATTGGAACGGGGTCTTGCTTACCTTCAGCCGTTCAAACAAGGACAGGTAATAGGCGGCGCTTTGCGCTCCACCATTGCTGAAGGGATAGGACACTTGGGGAAGAACCAATTCAAAGGACACATCCGAAAGGCCAGCGGCCTTCAGGATATTGATTTCTTCCCCGTTGATCAGGGTCATGGTCTTATTCTGGTTGTTGATCTTCACCGTCACCTTGGAAGGGGTGATGGGCATAAGCGTTCCCGCCATATACAGTTTATACGCCATTACTCATGCACCCCTTCTTCAGAAACTTCCAGCTTTTCAGCAAAGTCATTGGCCCAAGCATCCATGATCCCATCCAAATCAGCATCTTTGGAAATGTGGTTTTCATTGTGCTGTTCAACCTTGATTTCAGCGGTAGTGAACCGGTTGATTGCTTCACGCTCCGCAATGTCACGAAGATAGGCCAAATCTTCTTCAGCAATATCCAAGGCATCAGCGGTGGCCGCTGTGTTGGCGGCGGTGTCACCGGTGTTTCCATAGATTCCATCAAGGGTGTTGCTCAAATCGAAAGCCCCCATAGAATCCAAACCGGAAGCATCAAACATTCCGCCAATCTTATCATCAATCCCTTGGCCGAAGTCATACCCGGCATCCCAAGCCCCGGAATAGGTGGCCCGATAGTCGATGGTGGGGGCGTTTTTGTCCAAGGTGATTGCGTTTTCATTTTTGCCCCAAGAAGTAACCGCACTTTGAAGGCTTTCAAGGCCAGAAGTCCAGTCAGTTCCAAAAATAGCATCAATGATGGTGGTTACAACTTTACCAAGGTTCAGGAACCACCCGATGATTTGACCGATCAGGTTTGCCACGGCATCACCAAAGCTGTTGAAGCCGCCGTTGCACACATTCAGAATCCATTCCACGATTCCAAGGAACAGGGCCACGAAGATTGTCCAAATGGCCTGAATGATAGCGTTCAAAACGCCAATGGCACAGTTCAGCACAAATGCACCGGCCACGGCTACCACACCACAGATAATTCCAGTTGCGGAAATGGTGGAACCGGTCAGCTTATTGATTGCCGCCACAATCATATAAATGGCCGCAATCACGGCAATGATGATCAACAGAATCCAAGTCAGCGGACAGGCCAGCAAAGCGGCATTGAAGCCGTATTGGGCGGCTGTGGCGCTTGCCTTTGCCATTGCTTCCGCCTTCTCGGTAGCGGCAAGGGTAGTATTTGCAACGGCGGCTTTGTACGCCTGAACCGCCGCAAGGCCCTTCTGTGCATTGCTGATAGCGGTGATTGCATTGTTGGCAATCAGATAGCCGTTATACAACAGCATTGCCGCCGCAATCCCCAAAACAAGGGGCTGAATGATCCCCCAATTATCCACGAACACAGAAGCAATGGCAATCAGAATATCCAGCGCCGAAGAAGCTACATTCGCAACAGTGGCAAGGCCATTGATCAGGCCGGTGGTCACTTTCTGGAACTTGGTGCTGTTTCCAATTTGGTTGATTTTGGTCAGGATCGGGGCAAACATAGAAAGGGCCTGATTCTTCATATCAACCCAAATCTGCGCCCAAGTCTTGGGCATGGAATCGAACTTTGCGTTGGTTTCGTCCGCCATAGCAAACATGGCGTTTTTCACCACTTCAGCCGTTACCTTGCCTTCCTGTGCAACCGTCTTGATGGAACCTTCCGCAATGCCCATATATTTTTCAATGGCTCTTGCGATACCCGGCGCACCGTCCAGAATAGAGTTCAGTTCTTCACCACGAAGCGCACCCGCCGCCATTGCCTGTGTAAGCTGGATCATGGCGTTGCTCTGCTCTTGGGCCGTAGCACCGCCAATAACAAACTGTTTGTTCACCTGTTCCATGAAGGCAATGACCTGATCCATATTGCCACCGAAGGCGTTACCGGCGTTCAGGCCAAGTTTCGCAACGGCGGAAGCGGTGTCAAAATAAGCGGATCGGGAACGCTGGGCGGAAGCCATGATCTTCTGTTCCAAGGCTTCAACGGAACCGCCATCATCCACAAGCAAATTCAATCGGGCTTTGGTGCTTGCCAATTCATCCGAAATGTTCAGCACCTTATTGATCCCGGCGATACCACCAGCGGCAATGGCAACTTTCTTGATGATGGACAGAAGCCCGTTGGCGGAATTGCTACCCCCACGGATGGAATTGTTGAAATTCTGCTGTTCGTTGTTGGCGTTCCTGATATTTTCTTCAATGGTATCAAAGGCGGTTCCCGCTTTCGCCCATTCTTCACGGGCTTCCCGGATTGCCGCCGTGTCAACGGCTCTACCGGAAGCCTGTTGCATGGCTTCAAAGGTGTTCAACACAACCCCCATTGCCTTGTGCATACTCTGAAGGGGGCTGGTAACACCATCATAAAGGGCAATAGCGGCCCGGATGTTTCCCACAGGGATCACCACCTTTCTTGGAGAATAGAAGCCGGGGCCTTAATGGTGGCGGCCCCGGCGCTGTTTTCGTTCAATTTCCTTCTGCTTCTTCTTTTCAGCTTCCACCCGAACATCAATGGCCGCAATGATGAAGGCCCGTTCACGGCGGGGCAAAGCATAAAAGGCGGAAGGTGTCAAATGAAGTTCGTGAAGGCAATAGTAAGCAATGTTCGCTTCACCATCACCTTCACAGATTAGTTTTTTGCTTCATCAACCTCATCCTGCATGGTGGTATCAAAACCACACACTTCCTGAATCTTGGTCAGGTATTCGGCATATTCGCCGGGGGTCAGCATGGTTTTCAGAAGGGCATCAGCGCCCATGACCTTGTAGCTGTCCTGAAGTTCCTTATCATTCAGATTGGGGAACACGGTACAAGCCACGGCCAGCTTGCCAAGGTAAAGATCATAGTCGGTTTCCTTCTGATACTGGTTCTTCTTGCCGGGAACCGGAACACGCTTGGCACAGGACTTCCGAAGGGCTTCATCCTCGGTGCCGGTGATGGTCTTGATCTCCCAAGGAATGGGGTTGCCATCCTCACCCAAGAAGCGTTTAGAAGCAACAAACTTGATGTTCTCAACGGGAACGGCGTTTTCAGCCAAAAAAGCGGACAGGCTCATTGTTTTTTCCTCCTATATTTTGATACGAAAAAAGGCCCCGGCCCCTACCGAAGTAAGGCCGGGGCGCTCTGCTTACTGCATACCGGCCAAAAGGCTGAAGGTTTCGGGCATCTCGAAATCTTCAAAGGTGAAGTCCATATCTTCATCCAAGTATTCCGCATCAGCATCAAACTTGGCAAGCAAGCCGCCATCCATATTGCAATCCTTCAGGATCACGGTCTGACGGCCCACAGAAGAAGTGGGATCTTCATTTGTCACCTGAATGTCAAAATAGACATCCTCGCCGGTGTCCTTATAACGCTTCATCAGCTCACGGAAGATGGAAGTGTTATAGTGGAAGGTGGCGGAACCCGTACCCTTCCAGCCGGTGGCCTTATTGCCCTTGCCGGTCTTGCCCAAAATGGGAACTTCCGTTTTGTTCTTCTCAAAGTTGGCTTCAAGGTTGATAGCCTGCATGAAGTTGTAACGGTTATCCCCAATGGTCACGAAACATTCAGCCAAGGAAGCGGAAACAGCATCCTTGGCGTTCATGATGGTTCTATCTGCCATGATGGTTGTACCTCCTTACTGAACATAGACGGTCATATAAAGCTGTTCCATAGCGTTCACGGGGGTCACATAATCAGTAACCACCACGGATTTCTTGGTATCGCCCTTTTCAACCGTCACATTTTCGCCGCTGAAGTTCTCAATGGCCCGAATATCCTGAAGTTCCGTGTGGTGCTTCACAATATCGTTCCAAAGGGAAATCCGGCCAGCGGCATCATTGGGAACCTTGCCAAGATACTTCTTGCCGAACAGAACGGCAATATCATTGGCGATCTGATCCAAAACTCGGATCGTCTGGTTGCTGGAAAAGTCACTGGACTTTTCATCCGTGATGGAAATGAAGCTGTTAATGTCAGTCAGGACACACACCGCTTCATCCACACGATGGAACATGAAGGAACCTTCCTTGATACCGTTTTCAAGCTGGGTCTGCGTGAAATCGGTATCAACATCATATTCACCATCATAGGTCATGTTGGTGGCGCTCTTATTGACCGCCGTTCCGCCGATCACGCCCGTAACCCAAGGGATCAGGGCGGTGGAAGTCTTGTCGGAAGTCAGGCCGTTCTTGACGCTCACAACGCCTTCATAATCGGCCAGCTTGCGGAAAAGAACCACCTGAAACTTCTTGCCCACATCATCACGCATCCGCTTTGCGAAGGCCGCAAACAGGGCGGTGATGGTGGCCTTGCTCTCGGTGCAACCCATAGCGTTGAAGGTGTACGCTTCCGCCTGATCAAGATAGGTCTGATAGTCGGAATCGGCCACGGTGCCATTGGTGCCGCCCGTCAGGGGCAAAGAAGCGGTCAAAGAAAGGGTTCCGCTGGACTTCCAATCCACATAGGCATTGGCCTTCAGATCGGTGATAGCGGCCACACCTTCCTGAAGATCAACCTGAACGGTTCCCAAGAAGGTTGCCACATCGAACAGCGGCTTCTGTTCTGTGGTGTTCTCATTCGCCGTGATAACGGTACGAAGATCATTACCACGGGTGCCGGGGTATTTGGCCGTTGCGTAGGTGTTAGCCGCCTTCACGCCGCTGGTGCCAAGGCGGAAGAAATGAACGGTTTTGGCGTGAAGGAAGATTTCACGCATAGGCTTCAGTTCATCCGCCGTGTACGCATAGCCGAAAATTTTCTGACTGTTCTTGATAAAGTCAGCCTGTTCCACCGTGAAAATCTTGCCTTCAGGCCCCCAATTCATAGCAAGGGGGATGGTGACAATGCCACGGTCAGAAAGGGTGGCGCTTGCCTGCGCCACAGAAATGATGTTGATATATGCACCGGGCAGAACCTTGTTCTGCACCAAGAAGGTGCCGCCGCCAAGGGCCATATTATTTCACCTTACCTTTCATAAAGTCATTGATCAGCCCATCAATCTGATCGAAGGTGTATTCCTTCCCATCTTCCAAAAGGACAGACAGAAGATCACGCCGGTCAGCGTAACGCCTGAAGGTCAACACCCGTTCTTTGGGGAATACCACCGGGGCCGTGATGGTCGGTTCCTGTGCGGTGGCGGCTTTCTTTCTGGTAGCCATTCAATCACCCTTTCTTTGGCTCCACAGTAGTTTCCAAGGTTTCCATTGCGGTTTCCTCGGTTTCTCTGCGAAGCGTCAAATTGTAGTTCACGAAGAAGTGAAGAACCCCGTCTTGCACTTCATAACTCATGGAAGTTCCGTGAAGCACATCCCCATTGGGAAGGGTGATGAACTCCAAACATTCCATCAAATCCCCGGCCATAGTGAACAATTCAGCGTTGTTTCTCCCGCTGGTTGAGAAATAGTGAACATCCAGCGGGTTCCGGTTCATGAATCGGTTCTTCTGCAACGGGGAAATGTCAGGCTTCAGGACAGCAATGAAAAAACAGGGTTCCTTGAAGCCCTGTTCCACATCATTCTGATAGATTTTGTACCCGGCTCCAAAGGTGGCGTTCAGCTTCATGGAAACACCTTTGATAATTTCATTGATCAACTGAACACCCCCTTCAAAGCGTCATACAACATATCATTCAGAATGGACGGGGCCAAGGTTTTCACTTCCTGTTCGGAAATCGTCAGCATGAACCGCCCCTTCACCCAACTTGCCTTCAGGGTCTTTCCCAAGGCTGGAACATAGCGCCCCGGTGTTTGCCGGTGGCCGTATTCCACATAGGACGCATATTCCAAATTGTTGATGATGGTCACGGTGTACTGCTCCCCATGTTTTTCAATGGGAAGGATCGTCCAAGCGTCACGCAAAGAACCGCCACGATAACCGGGCCAATATTCTTCCTTGGCTTCATCCGTAGCATACGGCGGAACCACACCAACGGGGGTTCTTTTCTTCACCTTATTCAGAAGGATTTGGGCAATCTTCTTGGCGGCATCCCGGCAAAGCCGATCCATGTCAACTTCCGAAAGCTGTTGAAGGCGTTCATCCAGCTTCTTCAATTCCCGGTAATCACACCGGCCCCATCTTCCCATCAGGCCCACCCCCTGAAGGGTTCAAGCATGATTTCTTGATGGTTGGAGAACACACCCGGTTCACCGGAACGGGAATAGGTGAAGGTTCGTTCCACATCGTTTGGCCGGGTGACAATGATCTTGCATCCTGCGGGAACCTTCACATCCGGGGAAAGGAACAGCTTCACCACCTGTTGGGCGGTTGCCACTTCATCCCCATTGGTTGAAGTTAATGTTTCAAAAGACAGCTTGCACGGCTGATCCTGAAGAAGCGGCTTTTCTTCAGAATCCGTCAGGTGGGTGACAGGATCGGTGACTTCCTCACGGATGAAGATAGAACACCGATCCTTCCACAACCGTTCCAAGGCGGTTCGCACGGCCTTATTCACCATACCAACCGCCTATAACGGTAGATTTCACCAATGCGCCCGTTGATCAGATGATCAATCAGGCTGTTCAACCTCTGTTCAGGGGTTGAACTACCTTCACCAAGGGCAAAGGTAATGTTGGTGTCACCTTCCTGAATGGATTTCACCGCCGCATCCAAATCAAACCCTTCAAGCTGTCCAGAACACTTCTTCATGTTCAGGTATTCGCCCACGGCCATAGAAACGGCCAGACTTTCCAACCCCTCCGGGATTTCGGAAAGGTTGGAAAGGTTTTTGATCCTCCATTGAACATTTGTCAAAACCATATCCAACAACGGATCATCAGCGGCCCCCGCCACGCCAAGGGCCGTTAGCATTGCAACCGCTTTATCACGCAACGGGGTTCACCGCCTTTCTTACGCCGCCGTGATTTCGTACCAACCCTTGGTCTTGGGGTTGTCACCGGAACCGGGCGTGACCTTCACATAGCCGATACCGGAAGCGGCGTAATAGGTCTTGTCGCTGGAAACCGTGGTGTCAGCGGTGACAGCGGCGGAACCGGTGATGATCTTCACCGCCTTGGCTTCATTGGTCATGGCCGCAAGGTAATACTTGCGGGAATAAACCGTGTTGCGGCGGATGTTGCCTTCACGCTCCTGTTCCACTTCCGTACCCTTCTTGTTGAACAGGGTAACAGCTTCCTTGGTGGCAATGACCACCTTGCCGGTTTCGGCGTTCTTCTTGGTGTAGATGTTGATACCGCCCACGGTGCCAACATAGCCCTGCTTGGCGTATGCTTCCACATACTTCAGATCGTCCTTCAGGGCCTTACGAAGTTTCGCCATATCAGCGGGGTTGACGAAGCCGAAGATGGTCACACCTTCAAGGTTTTCCAGATTCAGCATGGCCGCACCATCCACAAAGGCATCAAAGCCAAGGGCGGTGGTCACGATGGTCATGGTGGCCTCGTTGAAAGCGCCGAAAATGTCAGCGTTCACGGTGTTGAACATATCCGTACCAGCGTGACGGGTGCCGGTGGTGATCACCATGGGATCGGTCATGGCTTCCTCGTCATAATACTGGAAGCGGTTCTGGGCCATCTGAATCCGGTATTCCTTCTCGGTGTAACCGGCTTCAATGGTCTTGGTGTTGCCGTTGCCCATGGTCAGCTTCTCGGTGCCATCGGTGGCCTTGTACTTGTGAATCTTGCGAACCATGCCAGCAACGCCGGTCAGGTTGTTGTCCACGGTACAAAACTGCTGAAGATCAAGGTGGCTCTGGTACTGATCTTCAATTTCGTTGGACAGGAAAAAGTTATCGTAGCAAGTGTTTGCCATTACTCATTACCTCCATAAAGTTCTTTGTATTCGTCAGGATGGTTGACGGAATAGTTGTAGCGATCCAAGGGGTTCATGGCCTTCAGCTTTTCAAGGGTCATGCCGCCTTCAGCGCCATCACCCTTTTCAGCGGATTTGGCCCCCTTAAACTTGGTGCCGGTGGACTTCTCAAAAAGAAAAGCCGTGTCCTTGCCTTCCACCAACTTCTTGACTTCATCATCAAGGCCCTTGACGGTTCCATCCTCCGCCAATTCAGCCTTACCGATGAAATCAACCAACAGCGCCTTAACAGCGGTGTTGTTCTTGGCCTTTGCGCCGGTCAGGGCCAGTTCAACCGCATTGCTGATTTTCAGGTTCTTCAGTTCAGCGGCGTGATCTGTGTCCTTCTTCTTGTTATCGGCCTGAAGCTGTGTGATCTGATCCTGAAGGGCCTTGGTGTCACCAGAAGCCTTCTTCAGCGTTTCAAGCTGGGTGTCACGCTCTTTGATGGTGTTCTTGGCGGTGGTCAGTTCGGTGTTGACCTCATTGAACCGGGCCTTGGTGACAAAGGAACCGTTCAAGCCCTCCATAACCTTTGTGGCCTGTTCTTCAGTCAGGCCCCATTCCAACAGCTTTTCTTTAGTCATTGTTGTTACCTCCAAAATCCTTTTTTACCGTGGGTTAGGAACCACGATTTTCCCGGTTCTGTTTACCGCCCACCACCGGGAAACGGCGAAAATGGTATGAAAAAACCACCACCGGCCAAAGGCCGGGGTGGTCAAATCATCAGATATAGGGTTAATCGCTGATTACTGGTTCAATTAGATACATTTTCCAATCAATCGGAAGGCCAGAAGCAATATCTTCTTCCACTTCCTCCACAATTTCAGCAATCAGCTTTTCATTCATCCCCATTTTACGGGCTTCTTTCAAAAATTCGTCTTTGCCCATTCTACATACAACCTTTCTATGGTTTCTCCAATTTCCATTGCCATTGGACGGGGGTTAGGGTTGTTACAATACTCTGACCAGCCTTCAGCGATCATTTCAGAATAGCGATTTGAATTGTGGTTATTCCACGCATATTCCGAAAGTTCATCTTTAATTTGATCTCTGGTTCTGGAATCAAATAGGGCCTGAATATTCTTCTGTTTTCCAACTCCCAACCAATCATCTAATTGGTGCCCGAACTCATGATCAAACACAGATTTCACCGTGGAACAACTATCCGGGTGCCACTTAATTTCTACCTGACGGATCATAGACTTTGAAGCAGATTCAAAGTCAGCATAGAAGCCACGGTTCAGGCAGATACCCCGGCAAGGATCGAACGGTGGGCGGGGTGACCAACTGGAAGCCATTTCGTTTCCAACTGAAAGATACTTCCGAACAAACGAATTAGCCTTTTTCTTTGCCCATTCTTCACATTGGGCATCCGTCCAGTTGTAAACATTGTTTTGCTTAATCCAGTCAAGTTGCCGTTGAAACTCAATTTGTTTGGCAATAGCATTTCTCTGATGGGATTCTCCAACAAAATTAAATCTTTTCCGCACCAAATCTGGAAATACTTCTTGCATATCTGAAAGGCCCTGATTCCACCCGTTCACCGATTCAATAGAAAGCCCCTTAAAATCAGCATTGATTCCAAGAACAGATTTGCAATATGCTTCAGCTTCTTTCAAAGTCGAAACCGGGGTATATCCTGAAGCGCCGGGGGCCTTCAAAAGCTGGAATCTTGCTTCCGCCAAATCTGCATTTGCAAGGGACAAATCCTTCATTCGCAATTCTGACATACGGGCTTGAACTTGATTAATATCAACCGTTTTTCGCCACTTTCGCCATTCTGCTTTTTCATTGGGATCATCAAAATCCGAAGAAGATAAATAATACCGCTGGTTCGTTTCCTCCAAAGAAGCATATTCAGCTTTCAAATCAGAAAAATGCTGTTCTTTTGCCTTGATAGTTTCCCGCAATTTCATTATATCAACAGCTTTTGCAACGGTCAAGCCAGCCTTGGAACCGCCGTTCACGAAGGTCTGAACCCAATCAGCATATTTCATGTTGGCGGGAACATAGTACACATCCCCATCAGCGTTCCGGGCGGCTCTTTCACCGGCATACTTGGGATCAATGGCCGGGGCCGTAGTTCCTCGACAGTTGGGATGGAACGGCGGCACAGTCACGCCGGGTTCATATTGGGAAATGGGGATCACCTTACCATCAAGCCCACCACAAATGGAACAGGTATGTGAATCCAGCGTTTCAATGATTTCCACCATTTCAACATCCAAATCCTTGTAACATTCCTTGGTGGCAACAGCGTTGAAATAGGTAGTTTCGGTGTTGACCAACCGCCCCGCCTTATACCGATGAACCCCGAACTGCTTCTGAATGGCCGTGGTGATCTTGGCTGGGGAATCACCCCGAAGAAGCCCTTGTGTCAGGCTCTTACTGACCGAACCCACCAAATCATTCTTGTTCAGCCAACAGCGATCCCGGAAGGTTCGCCCGTCCGTTGTCCAAGGCTTTGAAAGCAAGGTTTCAAGTTTCTTCTGATCCAGCCCGGTAATATCCCAACCAAGGCCAACACCCTTCTGAACCTCAAAGGCCGTGTGGGTGTAGCCATTGCCCACAACTTTCTTCAACAGGGCATCCAAACTATCAACCTGATTGCCATACAGCAATTCAAGCTGTTGTTGAATACCTGTCTGAACAGCTTCAAGGCGGGAAATGTGGAACCGGGCGGACGCATTTTCCAGCTTCTTCAACCATGCCGCATCCAACCCGGCCTGTTCACCGATCTTGATATACTGTTCAACACTCCAATGAAATTCTTCAAGCTGTCCAGCAGTCAACCATTTCCGGGCATCGGTCAGGCTGATTTGGTTGTTCACCGCAAAACGGGCATACCAGCTTTCAATTTCCTTCTGAACCGAACGCTGGGCATCCAAATACAGTTCTTCCATGTCCTGAATGGTTCGCTGGGCTTCTCTGTGGGCGCTGTCCTCCAAGATGGAAAACCGCCCACGCCAATAATCCGCATTTCTCATGGGCCGTTCCTCCAATCCTGAAAAATGGTGCTGAAGGTGGGATTTGAACCCACACGCCTTGCGGCAACGGATTTTGAATCCGCCGTGTCTGCCTATTCCATCCACTTCAGCAAATAAGACTTCCCCATCAGGGCTGAAGGCCCCGCAAGCATTTTCAGCCAAGTCCAACAGGGAAGCATGGTAGCCCGTGCCGGGATCGAACCGGCGTTACCGCCGTGAAAGGGCGGTGTCTTAACCACTTGACTAACGGGCCATGATGGGCCGGGGAAGGGAATTTCACCCTTTGGCGGGGAGGAGTAATAGCACCCCGCCACACTCAATGCCCCAACCCCCAAGGCCAGCCACCTTGTAACGGCGGGGGTTATTCACCCTCGCCATTGTCACCTTTGTTTTGGTTGCCGGTCTGGAAGGCCCCGGCGTATTCCTGTGCTTGTTCCATTGCTTCATCCTTTTCCTTATGCAACCGGGCCAGCTCCACTTCAACATCCGTAACCCACGGGTGCTGTTCCACAATGGTTTCCGTGGACAGAATACCAACGGACTTGGAACAGTTTTCAATGGATTCCGTTTCATTGATTAGAATGTCACGGTTGAACACGATCTGAAGTTCAGCGCCTTCATAATCGCCCAAGCCCCTGTTGCTGAAATCCTGATTGATGAACCACAACAGTTCTTCAAAGGCCGCTTGGAACTCGGTTTCCATGCCGTTTGCGTCAAGGTCAATGTCAGAATACATGGATTGAATGTTCATTTGATTGGGGTTGCCACTCAAACGATCATCCTTGGCATCGTAACCACGGGCATTTTCAATCAAGGACTTCTTCAGAAGTTCCAAAATGCCCTTGTAGTTCTCTGCATTGATTTCAACCTGAAGGGTTCCAACCCCGCCATCCTCACGAACCTTCACGGCTCCATAGGTGGAAAGGTTGTGGCGGAACTCGCCAAGGTTTTCACCGTCATAGTTCTTCAGAACCAGAATGGTGTTCCGTGCGTCCTCTTGCATATTGTTTTCAAAGTCGGAAATCATGGTGTTGATTCCGTCCTGAAGGGTTTTCACACGGCGGATCAGGGGGATTTCCTGTTTGTTATACTTGAAGGGGACCAGCGGAATCCTTGTCCAGTTGAACCCCTTGGGTTCTTGGCCTTCTTCCTCAACCATGAAATAGTTTTCGTGTTCACCGGCTTCCACATCGGCAATCAGCATATCATTTTGATAGATATACCGGTAAATGCCATCGGCTTTGAAGATTTCCACCTTCTCCACCTTTTCCTTCTGGTAGCCGTTCCACACTTCTTGGGTGTAGTAACGAATCGCACAATCAAGGATGGTGTGATCATCGTCAGCCCAAAAAGGAAGAATGTCATAGGCCGGGAAATGCTTGAAGGACAATTCACCAGCTTCATTGTAGTAAGGATAAATCCAGCCAAGGCCACCATTCAAGGCATCTTCACAGACATATTTCAGAAGCCGGTAAAACCGTTTGTTGAAAACCTTGCCCAAAGCATCCGTGTAACCCTTATCCTGACAGTTCAGGGTGAAGGGCTTGCCCACAAGGTAGTTGGTTTTCTGATCCACCATCAGGGCATATTGGTTATCAATCAGGCGGTTGTTCGGAAGGTTCGTCACCACCTGAAGTTGACCGTTTTCACCAATGATTGTGCGCTGACGCTGAAGAATGTCATGCTGTCCTTCATAGTACAGATCACCCATAACCTGATCCTTGCGGCGCTGACTATTCTTCCATTCCTTGATTTCAGCGGCGAAGAACTGATTTTCAGTCATGCCGGTTCGCCCACCCTGAAGGATCAGGCGGTTGATACGCTCCATAGCGTTATCCAGAAACATATTCACTTACCGCCTTTCTTCATTGCTTAATAAACGCAAACACACGGAAACCGTGTGTTTTTCGTGTGTTTTGTTACTATCATGTTATTAGTCGAAGCTGAAGGCGGGGCCAACCAACATATCTTCCAGCCCGTAACGCATAGCGTCCATAAGGTGGTTGAAATCATCAATGGGAACATTGATCTTGGCCCCGAACTTATCTTCTGCCCATGTGTAGTTTGAAATCTCTGTGATGAAGTTCACGCATCGGGGATGAACAATGATGGTGTAACCCTGAATGTACTGGATTCCGTTGTTCACGCTGTCCTTGCCCTTCCGGGCGGCTCTGATACGATGAAGGCCAGCATCCCGCAATTCATCAATGCTCTTGGGTTCGGCACAATCGGCCTTAATCCGTTCCTTGCCGTAGCCCATGCCGGTGATCCGGTCACAGATTGCCCGGTTCGTCAGGGCCTTTTCATACAGTTCATCAAACACCCAAATGGTTCTTTCCTTCTCACTCACCAGCCCACAGAACAGGGCCGTGGGATCGTTGGTATAACCGAAGTCAAGGCCGAAGGCGCTTTTCACATCAGGCTTTTTGGAAATAGCCAGATAATCAAAGGCTTCTTCCCGCCAATTATCGAAAATCAGGCCATCCACAATGCCCCAACCCCCAAGGCCAGCCACCTTGTAACGGCGGGGGTTGTTTTCCTTCATGGTGTTGAACACCTTCAAATCCGCCGTGTCCAGCCATTCATTACACAGGTAATTGGTGGTTGTGGCGTAAATCTGCCCATCCGGGCTGATCCAGCTATCATGGAACTTGTATGTGGGGTTCCCTTGGGCATCCTTGCCGGTGATCTCCCCGAAGAAGCGTTTCCTGATCCAATGCTTTTCGTTCCACGGGTTGAATGTCAGCGTGATTTGCTTGAACAGGCCGGTTTCTTCCGGGATAGCACCACGGATGGATTCATCCAGCATATCAAAATCAGCTTCATTCATGATTTCGTATGCTTCTTCAATCCAGCACCAGCACAGATAGCCAATTTCAACCGTAATTGAAGTGACCTTCAGGGGATCATCAAGGCCCCGAAAGTAAATCTTCTGACCGGTGGGAAGGTAGGTCATTTCAAGGGGGCTTTCTTTGATTTCCCAATAGGCTGAAACCCCAAGGCGGTTGATTGCCCATTTCAGTTCGGTGAAACAGGAATCTTTCAAGGTTCTGAACACCTTACGAACCACAAGGGTATTGGCTTCCGGGTATTGCATCATCCGTTTGATGATGTTCAGGGCCGTTGTCTTGGATTTCTTGGAAGCACGGCTTCCCTTACACACCCGGTAACGGCCTTTGAAGTTCCAGAAGGTTCCGTAACCCTTGCCAACCACTTCAGGAAGGTGAACCCGCTTGGCCTGTGGGCTAATCTTCAAGTTGATCATCCCCCGTGATAATCACCGGAACGGCCCCTTCCACACCTACCTTGTCCGTGAACATACCATAACGCTTGCCGATCAGTTCAGCGGCCTTCAACCTTTCCTTGGCTCCAACCTCTTTCTGCGTCAACTCTTGGCAACCGTCACCGCACAGGATCGGGATTTCTTCAGTATGTTCACCCCGCATCACCGAAGTCAGGTATTTCATGACTTCTTCAGCATCAGCGATCTTGGCCGAATGAAGTTTTTCAAGTTCGGTTTCGATGTACGCTTTCAAGTCAGGTTTTGCAAGGTTTTCAGAACCCGTTTGCTTTGCGGTCTTGGGCGAATACCCCGCCTTGATTGCCGCATCCGTAGCATTGCCGCTGATCAGGTATTCATCACAGAACTTCCGCTGTCTTGGTGTCACAGGTATTCACCCCTTTCATCAGGCATAGAAAAAGCGCCCCGGTTTCCCGTAGGCGCAATTTCTTATTTACTATTCTACCGATTCTTTACTCTGTTTGGAACCGGTGGTACTCTGGTTTTCTCGGTTGTTTAGAAAGTCGCTGTTTGCCTTGGCAAAAGCAAGTAAACCCTTTCCGTGAAGTTCAAAAACCCATTGCATGGAATAGTTCAGTTCTTCAGAAATATCTTCCCATTTTTTCAACTGAATATAGCGCCCGATCAGAATGTTTTGCTGATCAAGGTCAGGAATCCGGTTGATCATGGTGAACGCTTCCTGTTTCATACTCACAAGTTCATCAATGCGCCGGTTAATATCAGCTTCAAGATCAATGATCTTGGTGATGGTTTCTTCAAGGGTATTTTTGGGGCCTGAAGTCTGAACCTTGTCCTGCTTCAGTTGGCTTCCGGTAGAAGTCAAGCTGGAACGCAAGGTTGCAATGGTGCTATCAAGCCGATTGATCAAACGATCCGTTTTCCTGATTTGGGCAAAGTATTCTTTGGCCTGTTGGGAAAGGTCTTTGTCATTCACTATGTAACACATCCTTTCTACGGTAATCTGTTCCGTTTCAGGGTACATCTGTACCGTTGACAAATGCCGAAAAATCAAGGGTTTTCAAGGGTTCGGAACAGATGGTACAGATAAAATGGCAATTTGCTTATATATACACATATCTTATATATTTTTTCTTATATAAGAAGAAAGTATATTCACATCTGTACCATCTGTTCCATGCTATCAAAAACAGGCAAAAAATCTTGAAAATCAAGGGGGTTCAGAACGGAACAGATGTATTGAAAATATCTGTTCCATATCTGTTCCACACGCTGTTCCAACTCCTACTGAAGAAGCACCTGTTCAAACCAGTCAAATTCCCTCCCAAATATCATCTATTTCACTCAAAGGAATTTCAGGATATTCGATTTCCGAACATCTAAATTGCATATCAAACTTGATTTCTCCTAATTTGTGCAAAACCGTGACAATTTTATTTGAAATGGATTTCGGAAAATTAAATCCAATAGCGGAAACGGCTTTCTCTGCTGAATTTATTTTTTCTGCCGACTCTTTCCATTCCTCCAATGACAATTTTCTCATTTGTATTCCCTCCCGGTCTTACGGTCTTTGATTTCAATACGGTTCAGAAGTTCAAACCCCGCCAAACGGGTGATGTACTTCAGGACGAAAATCAGGGTGTTCACCCGCTTCTGCTGTTCATCCTCGTCACGGATGATGTTTTTTGTGCCGTGGTAGGCTGTCGGATCGTGATACCCTTCAGCATTTTCCCAAGGTTTAGGCATCGGTTTTCCCTCCTTCTTCTCTGTACCATTCTTCAATGTCACACCCAATGTCCTTTAGCTTTTTACGGGCCAACCACCCATCATCGGCCTGTTCCATCAGGTAATATTCCCGTAGCTTCAAGGTTTCGGCATAGAACAGCTTCCATGCCAGCTTCAGACGCTTTGGGCCAAATCCAAATTGGGTGTGAAGCATCCACAGGATGGATGATTCTTTGTCCATGTCAAAGGCCCGATCATTTTCCACAATCTGTTTCTTGATTTCCTGATCCAAGGCCCGTTCTTCAGCTTTGTTGAACTGAACGGCGAAGATTTTACCACCGGACTTCTTAAACATCGGCATGGTATTCACTCCAAATATCATCGAAGCACACTGGAATCAGCCAATGAACCTTGTCCAACAGGATCAAGGCCACTTCCCGCATCTGCGGATGTGCGGCGGGTGAACAGCGCAACTTCAGGAAATGCCGCCATTCACGAATGTTGGCCGTCATGACCACTTCCGTTTTCAGGCTGTTAGGCAGAACAGAACGGGCTTCTTGCGGGGAACAGCCTTCATCCAGCAAGGCAAAATAGGCATCTTCAGCATCCCGCATGGCAATTTTCCAACAATCCATTTTCACCTTCTCGCCCAAGGTGTTTTCATCCCAAAAACAAGGCTTGATCACGGTGATTTCTTCACCGAACTTTCCCTTGCCATAATTGCAATACCGGGTGGATTCCTGACAGTAAGAAGCCATCCGGTGGCGGACGATCTCATGAGAAACCCCACGATCACAAATGAACTTCACCGTGAAGGAACAATGTTCCAGAACCGCTTCATGCCCACGCTTGATGATCCCGGCAACGAACTTTTCAGCGGAACCTTCCGTGATCTTATCCTCGGACTTGTAGCAGACACGGCCACATTGTTCCAGCCGCTTCAGAATGGTGGCCCCATCAATCGGGGTGATGAACTGCACATCAGGCTTGATAATTTTCATTGTTCTGCATCCTCCTTACAATCTGCCGGGTAAAATCTATCTTCAACCCCATTGTTTTTATGAACACATTCATCACAAGGGGGTTCATCCCCGAACTTGTCACGGTGCTTACAACGGCGGCACGGTTCCAAATTCCGTTTCAGTTTTGGAACCTGTGGATTTTCGCTTTTGTCGATCCGGGTTGGTATGTCCTGAAGTTCCGGGTGTTTGATTTCCATGTAAAGGGCAAACAGGATGTTCCAAGCCGCCGCCCGAAGATGGGGTTCATCCTTCATACCCATCATGTACTTGGCAAGGTGGCGGAAGGCCGAATCAATCAGGCTGTGGATGGGAATACCCTTTTCACAGTTCCGTTCACCATACTTCAAGGCCCCTTCTTCACAATGCTTGGAAACCTCCACCAAGGCTTCCCACGGAAGTAAATCCATGCGGCCTTTGCCGCTGTGCATATCACGAACGGCGCCGGTTCCAAACTCGGTGCGTTCACCGCTGTCTTTAATCATGCCAACCAGTCAACCTTTCTAAATTATTTTTCAATCCGGCCACAATCTCACGGGCTTCCATCGTGCCCGTATGCTTTGCAATGGCTTCATTCCGCCGATCCGTCAAGAAACCACGATCCAGCGGGTGACACTTTTCCAAATCAGCATTACACCGGTTGATTTCTTGAACCAAGGCTTCAGCACGGGCCTTCAGCCGGTCTAAACATTCCTGAAGAATGGCCTTCTGGTATTGGGCGATTGTTTGAATGTTATTTTTCAATTCAGGATCATCCCGATATTCAATAGCTGAATTGACATCCAGGCCGTGTTCGGTGCAAAAGGTTTCTGCATCAAACAGACTATTGAACACCCGCCGCCCAACCTTGGCATAGGGAATGTTTTTGTTCTTGAACTTGGAATATTCGTGGGTCATTCTGTGTCACCGCCTTTCACAAATACACGGGTTTTTCGATTTCTAATCCATTTCAGGGCCGTTGTGAAGCCACAGCGTTTTGTGATCTGCCGGGAAAACTCAATCTTGGAAAGGGCTTGGAAGTTGTTTGCAATGCAATATTCCTTATACCGGCGATACACGGAATCGGTGGCTTCATTTTCAATCCCGTCAACACCCACTTCATTGATGAACCCAATAATGGGGTTGTTGTTTTCCTCATATTCGTCCAACTGCCCCTGAACTCTGCTGGAAGTGGTGAACTGTGCGTTCCCAAGAACCCGCTTCAACCCCTGAAGGCCAAGCAAGGCCAGATATTCCATAGAACCCTGTTCACACAGTTCATCCTTGATAAACGGGCGGAAGTCAGCATCATTGGGGGTGAACTTGGCATCGAAGGGAACAATCACCAAACGCCGCTGAACGGCTCCGGTTTTATCCTTGATACGGGGAATGTTGTTGGCGCTGAACAGGAACTTGGAATAATTGTTGAACTCAAATGGGTCTTGGCCTTTGCGCTCCACATTCACCCGATCACCCGTGACCAGCTTCTTGAACACGGAAGCATTGGCAATAAATTCATCACCAATATCATCACCGATGTTCGCCAGCTTGCCGAACAGTTCAGCGGTTTTGAACCTATCGCCCAATTCCTTCAGGTCAAGGGAAGCAATGTTCTGATCCCCAAGAAGGTTCTTCACCACATGAAGGAAGGTGGATTTGCCGTTGCTCTTATCGCCAATCAGGATGAAGGCTTTGCCAAGTTCATTGCGGCGGTACATACAATAGCCCACCATTTCTTCCAGCAAGGCCCGGACTTCAGGATCATCACAGGCCAGCCGGTTCAGGGTATGATCCAACAGATCATCATGGGCGGCGGGGTTGTATGGCCACGGGATTTTGTTTGTAATGACCACATCCGGGGTGAACTCTTTGAAGGAACCATCCCGGATATTGTAAAGGCCGTTGCTGAAAGCAATGATATTCGGGTTGGTGGCCTTGGTGTTTTCCTCAATCATGATTTCCAGATAGGACAGGACTTCCGAACGCCACGCCCGTTTCAGGTTGCTGATCAGCTTGATCATGGCCCCTTCAATCTCACCGGCACCGGAAACATAGATACCATCCTTGTAAATGTGAAGCTGGTTATTGATCTTCACAATATGGTTGTTGTTCTTCAGGTAGGTGGCGAACTTATCAAACAGGAAGGTTTTATCCCGGAAGAAGGATGTTTTCTTGAAAGCATCATCCCGAAGGATCACATCAAGTTCCTTGTCGGAAAGGGGCTTCTTCAGCACATAACGGTTAATCAGCCTGATACATTCACGGGCTTCTTCCTTGGTGAAATCGTCACTCTGAAGGGTCAGAATGTAGTTGAACAGGGTTTGGTTCCGCCCATCACCTTCCCCAAGGTTCGGGAAATCATAGTTGCTTTTCACTGGGGTCAGCCACTTGGGAAGTTCCTGAATCTCCCCTTCAGGGAAGTCATACAGAATGGGCCGTTCCACGCCACCGGACTTCAAGATTTCATAGCTGTTATTGGCTCCAACCTTTCCATCCGTGGTGATACCCACGGCTAAGGTGCATTTCGTCCAGCTTTTTTTAACACCACAGTTCTTGAACAAGAAGTGTTTTCCCCGTGTGGTGGCGTACACTCTGCATTTCAGTTCTAAATCCTGAACAATTCTGAACAAAAGTTCAGATGTTTCCGCATCGTCCACATCAATCAGGATGGTTTCTTCTCCAAGAATACCGGCGTATTCATCAAGGTCTTGGACTTCAGAACGGGTTTTCAGTTTTTCAACGCCTTTAAACTTTTCAAGACATTGTTTGTTTCTGGTAGGCACATAGCCCCTAAACAGTTCCATGCTTCAACGCTCCCCCCCCCGAAAGGTTTTATTGTTCATCGTTCCACCCCGAAATCTTTCAACCGATCCCAAGCAACATCAATGTAATATTGCTTGTCCAGTTCATCCGGGATAGGAAGGTTGGTCACATCATCATTGATGAAAAAACAATGATCCGGGGTGTTGCCGAACTTTTCAGGGTTCTTTTCCCGGCCCTTGACGATTTTCCCGGAAACCTTGAAGATTCCGCCCTTGCTCTGATCCTTGGAAGCAAACACCCGGAAGGTTTTATCCGTCTGAACCTCACCACCGCTGAAGCGGGTGATTTTCTTGGAACGGCCTTTTTCATCCCTGATCTTGGCTTCCGTAATCATCGGGGAATAAAGGGCGTATTTGTACTTGCTGGACACCTTCACCACCTTCTGAAAATCCCGAAGATCAGAACATTCCATGATGGTTGTTTCCGGGCTGATCCCATGAAGGAAATAGTTCACAATGGCCCGGTTGACAATGGGAAGGTCATAATCCAGATCAGACAGCTTTTTGACATAGGCACCCTTGCACTTCCAGCGGGGTTTCCCTTTTTCATCACGAAGCGGCCCGGAAGGAATAATGATGTAATTGTTCACATCTTTCTGATACACCTTTTGAAATTCATCAAATTCAAGGCGCATCCCGGTTCTTTGCTCCCACTCCCAACACAGATCGTCCAGCATTTCAAAATCTTCATACCGGCGAAGTTTGACCAAAATACCATCCGTGTTGCTCTGGATGATTTCACAATGATCTTCCAGCCGTTCAATCAAATCCAGAAGAAGAAGCTGACCGCCCACACAAACATTGTTGGCTTGCCGGGGGTCATACATGGCATTGTGCTTATCCTTCATAGCGCCATAGGTGCTGTTCAGAACAATCTTGTAAGGCTGTTGCATGGGGTTCTTCTCCGCCTTCAGCTTCAGGCGGGTGTGGTAAATTTCCGCATACTTGGAAGGATCGTGAACATTGCGGGAAAGCCACTTGTAAACCAGCATCAAAGACGGGTAATAGGAAGCCACATCCACATTGACAAACCATCCTTCCCCGTGATATTTGGGAATGGCCCCATGAAGGCCACCCCAAGCGAACACATGGGGAACCCCGGCCACATCCAGTTCAAGGGTTTTGGAATAATCACGGTTCAAGGGGTTCTTGTACCAATTCAAAACTTCCGTGTATTTTTCGATCCGCAAGCTGGGCGGGAACTCAATTTCAAATTCATCATTGTGTTCCCGTTGAACGGCCCCAAGGATTTTGGCGGAAAGCTGTGCTTTGGTGCGGCCAATGTCAGAAATGGGAAGGTGGAACGCCTTCACAAGTGACATTTGGGCATCAAATTCATCTTCCTTCCGCCGCAACCACACTTCCACCGTCTGTTCCACATCATGGCGGCAATATTTGACCGTTTCGGCCAACTCTGCTTCAGTCAAAGGCCGGTCAATGTCGAAGGGAACAGAAGTTTCTTTAATGGAATGGCCCATGAACGCTTCCAGCGCCTTCAGGCTGATTGGCGGGTTCGGCATCACATCATAATTGATCAGCGGGTATTCCCTGAACAGGCTTGAATATCTGTAACCGGGTTTATTTTCTGCAATGATCCAATCATTCACAGGCTTTGGATCAAACCCACACAGAATGGCCTTCAGGATGTACTGATCATAGTTCCGGGAATTGTAACCGGCCCAAATCACACCTTTGTGTTCCTCATAGAAGCGTTTCAGCTTGTCAGGATCGTTGATAATCACGGTTTCTTTTCGGGCGTTCAGATCGATCAGGACAACCAACCAGTCATACCGGAAAACCTCAAAATCATAGAAGATCATCAACTCACATCCTTTCAGCTTTTGTGAAATCGGTCAGCGTTGCCGCCTTATCAGCCCCGCCACGGGAAGGCTTTCACTTGGGGCCATTCCGGGGCTTTCGCCCCGGCTTGAAAGTTATCTTTCAAGTAGACAACAGTTGCTTTGCGGTAGACTATTTGCCTACAACTATTGTAAAAAAATTTGGGTCAGTTTTCAACCTCGAAAACCTCGTCAACGGTGATGGAATTGAAGCGGGAATCATCATAGTCCACCGCATATTCCAAGGTTCCATCAATAGCTTCCGCCACATCAAGAACAAGCTGGGCAAACTGCTTGTAGCTGGTGAAGCTGACAGGAACACCGGAATCCAGCTTTTCAAGGAAGCCCATAGCGGAAGCGATCATGTTCTTGTCATTTTTGGTGCCGTAAAGGACACGGTTCATAAAAAGGCGCTGGTTCTTGAACTCACCGGACAGGATTTTGAAGGACACGGCCAGCATGGGGCGGTTGGGATCGGCCTTGGTGCCTTTGATCTCCATGCTTTCCAGCTTCACTTCATACTTGCCAGCGGGGATGGTGGGGAAATCACCGCCGCCGTTCTTCTTGGCATCCTCCACATCAGCCTGAAGGCCCTTCAGATCAACAGAACGATCAATCTTGTCAAAATCAATAGCCATAGTTTTTTACCTCCAAAAATGTTGTTTTTTATATTTGGTTGGAAAGAATTTTTCCAATTTCCCTGACTGCATGGGCGATCTTCTCACGGTTTATCCGTTTTTCTTGAAGAACACCCATGATAACTGCGGCTTCCGTCTGAATGTCCTGAAAGGCTCTGTGATTGCTTTCAAGGTCAGCTTCATAGGAAGCAAGGTCTGTGTTCTCACCGGCCTTGGCCGATCTGACTTCTTCATCAGCCTTTTCAGCGTATTCCCGGAAATACTTGGCCGCTTCATAGCCCATGTATTTTTCAACCAGATATTCAAAATCACGGGCATTGAAGATGGTTTCAGGCTTCCCGGCAATCATCAGCACTTCAGCCAATGAAATCACCCCTTTCACAAATACCCATGATTGCTTTTCTTCCCCTTGATGTTATCAAGGATGTCTCGCAAGTCATAGGCTTCAATTTGGCAATTCCAATGATCGGCCCCGAATTGGCGGAAAATGCAGTTTTGACAACCGGCCTGTTCTTTGCAGAACTTCACAAGAGTTTCCGCACAGGCAAGGGCTTTTTTATTACTTATCATTCTTCACGCTTCTTCCGGGTACGGCGGGGCGGGTTAGCATCCGTCTTGGGTGCGGGTTCCTCTGCCTGTGCCTTGGGGCGATCCTACAGGGAGCAACCATCGGGGCCGCCTTCCTTGTGGCAACGGTGGCCAGCGTCAATGGACGGACAAAGGGGGATTTCCGGGTTCTGATCGTGCTGTCTGAAAATGCGTTCACCGTCCGGGCATTTGGGAAGATCGTTCCAAGGCGGGGTGTCACCGGTGGCCGGTTCATCCACGGGAACAGAATCATCCTGTTCACCGCCGCCCGGTGTCCAAGTTCCATCAGGATCACCACAAGCCGCCTTTGCCGCATCTTCAGCCGGATCATAGTTACCAGCCGGGGGCGGGGTTACAGTCTTGGCCTTTCTGCCCCTTCTGCTGGGCGCTGTGGTGGGCGTGTCGGTGGTTTCAGGTGCGGGGGTAGCCGGGGTATTGCCGCCCCGCCTTCAGTTCCAT